TTGGATAATTCGAATAGAAAGACAGTAATTCAATTTAAACCAGCTATTCCAGATAGTGAATGGAAAATGAAAAATGAGTATGTATATATTTTCACAGTTGATAATTTTATAGTAAAAATTGGAGGTACAAGAACGTCTTTAAAAGAACGTTGTGTTTCATATCTTTGCGGTCACCATATTAGTGAACGAGGAAAGAGTGGAAGTATGTCAAAAACAAATGCATTTATTTATCATACATTTGAGCACTATATTCGATTAAATCACAAAATTAATATGTATGCATACAAATTACCAAAACAACAGTGTGAGATAACTATTCACGGTGAAAAAATGACAATTACACCTCAAACATATCATGTATATGAATCTAAATACATAAATAAATATACTACTCAATATGGTTCAAAGCCTCAATTATCTGATAATAGTGACCCTGTATTTAGAAAGTAATTATATATTCTGTACAATGTACCTTTGCTCATCTTTTGTAATTTTAAAGAGTTCATATATACTATCATATGATGTATCATGTGATACTAATGGAAATCTTTGTAAAATACGAATGTTATTAAAGTTACCCCAACGACAAATGTTATTTAAAAATACATATAATGGATGTTGCAATAAAGTTGCCCATTGCTTTGCTTGATTTTCATTTTCACATCGAATAAATGCAATTGATTGTGTCATTCCACAAGAATCTACGAAAACTTTATATTTATCTGTTGTACTTATAAATATTTTATAACCATCATGAAATTTATGTGGACGATTCGCATAGCACGTTTGTTTTGGAGTATGAATGAGTTTATATTTAAATATATCATCTTCAATATCTTTAATACATTCTCTTTTTGTATATCGATGGAGATCACTTGATGTTTCAATTTTAAATCGTGGATTATTTTCTAAATCAATAGTTTTACGAAGAATGCTTTGCACATCATTTGTATATAATAATGGAATATAATCACGTATACAAGACTGTACTGTACTTTTAAAATTTTTACGATTATATATACCTTCAATATAAAAAGGTTTTGTGAATGGTGTATTTTGAATAACATACCAGGTAAATGAAGAACCAATTTTAGGAAACCATTTTTTTGCACTATGAATATTTAAATAGATGATTTGTAATTCAGTTAATTTTTCAATAATGATATTACGATCTGATAATGACATCCAATTGTCTGGTGTAATAAATACAAGATATCCATTTGGTTTTAACAATTTAAGTGATTTTTCCAAAAATGCTTTTATTAAATTATGATTTTTTGAAGCACGTTTTCCATTTTCTTGCATTTTAGCATAAGGTGGATTTGCAACAATCATATCATATTGATCTTGAGTATTGTCTTCTAAAAAATCATAATTTGTTATATGTACATTTTCACCAAATATTTTTGACACATTTGATAAGCGTTCTTTGTTTGTATCATTAAAATACAAGCTCTTATTAATAACATCTTTAGAGTGATATTTTAATAATTTATTATATACTATAAAATGAAAATTCCCGTTTCCACAACATGGATCTAAGATTTTAATAGAAGAATTTATCCAGAAATTTTCAGGTATTTTAGAAAGCATTTCAACAATACAGTCGATTGGAGTAGGTTCATCATTACTTGATGTAAATGATGATTTATCTCTGGCTTTATTTAATACAGAATCATAATGTATCTTAAGATCATCATACGATTTTTCTTGAATTAAAGCCATTATATATACAAAAATAATTTACTTATATATCATTTTTTATTTTAAGAACCACACATAAGACAACTTTCTGGGTTGTCTCGACGACAAGCGAGTACCTGTTCCTCAGTTGGAGTTGTTGGCAGTGATTCAATTTGCAGAGGAAGACTGATATTACTTGATGATAATGTAATCGCACTTTGTGAGATTGATGGAACCGATGATTTACTTAATTTTGGTGGTTCAATCGTGAATGCAGTAATTTTTGCACGAGGGCGAGTACGTAGATAATATACACCTGTTTTGAGTCCGCGTTTCCATCCATAGAAATGCATATTAGATAATTTGCTAAATTCAGGATCTTCAACGAAAAGATTGAGAGACTGAGATTGACATACATAAATTCCACGGTCTGCTGCTTGATCAATAAGAACTTTCTGTTTCATTTCCCAGGCAGTCTTGTAAAGTGCGCGAATATTTTCAGGAATTTCTTCAATTGCTTGAATACTCCCACCAGCTGTGAAAACACGATTTTTCATTTCAGTATTCCAAAGTCCTGCATCAAGAAGATCTTTAATAAGATGTTTATTAATAACTACAAATTCACCAGCAAGAGTTTGACGTTGATAAATATTACTTGTGAATGGTTCAATCGATTCATTAAATCCCATAATTTGACTTGTACTTGCAGTTGGCATCGGTGCCAGAAGAAGACTATTGCGAATACCATATTTTGTAATTTCGCCCTTGAGTTCTTCCCAGTTCCAGAGCACTCCTCCTGGAGTAGACCCCCATAGATCAAATTGGAGCAGTCCTTGTGATGCAGGAGAGCCGTCAAAGCTGGAATATGCACCACGATATTTTGTAAGATTTATCTCTTCTGGAATCATTTGTAAATACTTCAGTAGTTCACGTTTACGTTTCAAGACTATAGCAGGAGTATCAAGTTCTATACGCATTTCTTCACGATGTTTTGCAAGAAGCATTGAAGCAGTCAGTGCACCGTGATAAATAGTTTCAAAGATATCTTTATTCAATTGTGCAGCTTCAGGACTATCAAAGGGCATTCGCATGAGTGCAAAAGTATTTGCAAGTCCTTGAACTCCAATACCAATTGGGCGATGTTGCTTATTATTTGACTCTGTCTCTGGAACTGGATAGAATGTCCGATCAATAACTTTATTAATATTACGAGTAATCATTTGAGCAATTTGATGAAGTTTTTTGAAATTATAGAATGGAACTCCAGTCTCTTCATCATATTCTACATATGTTGGGAGAGCAATGCTAGCAAGATTGCAATTATGTGATATAACACCATTTGCAATAAAGTTATGAGTTTCTGGAACATGTAAATCATATACTTGCTGTTTACCAGCATACTCAATATTTGATACGGTAATATATTCATTTATTGAACGATTTCTTTCATAATTAAATGTATTTATTCCTTTTTCTAATTTTTCTTGTTTAGTAGGTGATAAAGTAAATCCAATATATTTTAAAAATCGTTTAATATTTTGAATTCCGTGAATTATTACATTACCTTGAGAACGATCACGTGATTTTATATAAGAATATTGTACTTTACTATGAATTCCGAAACATCTTAACATTTCTTGAACTTCATATAGTAGTTCAATACTTGCACTGGATAAACTTATATTAAAATGTGATTGAATAAATACTGTACCGTCAGCCGAAAATAATCCACTTAGAAAAGAAGCTTTCATATTAGGAGATGAATTATGAATTTTATTTGGGATTATTTTTGCTGGACCTAAATGTTCTTCAAAACCATATTTATCTTTAAAATATTTTGCAAAACTATATTGTTTTGTTTGCCAACAAGTAGTGCCTTTTTTATCACTATATTCTTTAATAGAACGCTTACAAATACTTTGTTGAGTTTGTTGAATATTATTTAAAATTGGTATCACTTTATCTTTAGCATAATCATCATATTTACCAAAGCATACTCCATAGTTTAGTGTAATCGTATTATTTTCTTTCACAGCACGCTGCCATCCATCACCAATCATCCATCCAGCAACTGCATATTCATCATCAACATTTATTTTAATATTTATATCATACCCAGGCAATACATCATTTGCAGGTAGAACAATATTATCGCCCTTTTTAATATTTTCTAATTTTCTCCATTCATATGTATCTGATTTAATACTTTGTTTTCTTCCTGTTCTAATTAGAAATAAATGATCTTTTGTTGCAGTAATTTTACGAGAATTTAAAAATGATATACTATATACTTCTTTTTCTCCATTATTTATAAGTTCTGACTTAACAAATGTTGGCTTTTTAATAAGGTTTTTATCATCACTGAAGTAAGATAATACTGTTTCATTATTACATTCGTCAATTCGTTTTAATCCATTTTCTGTTAAAATTTTAGTTTCCCCTGTTAAACAAGTCGCATAAGATGAATGGTTTGAGTATTCTAATATTTCAGAACAAAGATTTGAACTTTTGATTGTTCCAAGATTCTTTTGATTCGACTTTTTATTTGCCGCATCTTTATAGCAAAGATAAGGGGTTCCAGTTTCAATTTGAGACTTAAGAATAGCCATCCAAAGTTGCTGGGCTTTGATTTTCTTTCGAAATGTACCTTCTGCTTCATATTTCTGATACAGTGTTTCAAATTCCTCTCCGACTGCATCGCTAAGTCCACGAGATTCATCAGGACACATAAGAGACCAGTCCCCATTCTCCTGAATACGCTTCATAAAAAGATCTGGAATCCACATTGCTGTAAAGAGATCTCGGCACCTGTCCTCTTCACTGCCATGATTTTTACGAATATCCAGGAAAGCTTCAATATCTGCGTGCCATGGCTCAAGATACATTGCGATACTACCATTTCGCTTACCTGAATTGTGTACAAGACCCATGTCAGTCATATAATTATGATTATCACACATATTGAAATCATACACATACCCTTCGTAATCTTTTTCAGTTACACTTTTAATTCGTGACCATAATATGTTATCGTACTCAAAATATTTTATAGTTGATGAATACTCAATTGTATCACCCATAATTGTTTTTAATTTGGGATGTTTTGGAATTCTCAGATTATAACAATCTTTTTTTGATATAATTGTATGTTGTTTACCATTTTTATAAGTTATACTACGTAATTTATCTTCACATTTTTTTAAGTTCCCAGAAGTTAATATACCCATGCGTAGTAGCATATAGCGAAGTGAATATACAACATTTTTAGAAGTATTAAAGAACATTATTTCTCCTAAAATAGAACCATCAGTTTCTAATAGACCTTGAATTATCGCCATTGTTTTATCTTCTGGTAAATGAAGATATTTTGCAGGTATATTTTTAATTTTTTCAATGTATACATCCTCTCGCGGTATAGGTAATTTTTCAGAATTACCAGACCATCTGATCATATTAGTATGTTTAGAAGTATCTTTAGCAAACCACGTATGAATTCCTCTTTTCTCAAGAAAGGTTTTTGCAAATTCAAATGTAGCAGATTTATTAAATCCAAGAGTTAATCCGTATTCGTTACGGTTTGCACATACATGTCCATCTCCAATAAGGATACCATAAAATCTGAAGAAATCTATTGTTTCAGAATGATCTTGAATATATTTTGGAATTGGAAAACCTACAAAGTCTCCTTTTTTTAACTCTTTTGCATCACAATATTCGAGTGCAATTGTTTTTGTTTCAAGACGTTTACGAATTGTAGAATAATTTAGCATCAGAGCTTGATTACGTAGAGTATAAATTTGGTGTTCTTTCGTAACATCAACATTTTCCATTGCATGAGTAATTTTAATTGTAAGAATTTGTTTTTTAATAAAATTTCTTGAAATACCTAGTACATTTTTAAATGTCCCATCGTGAGTAATAAGATTATCATTTTCTGAGACTTGATCCATTTGTTTAATTCCATTTTTAGTATATACAATTGTATCACCTTTAAAGCATTGATTTACATATCTGGCAGTGTTATTAAATACACGAAGCATTGGAATAATACCTGTACTGTTTCCGTTTGTTCCACGAATATAACTTCCACAAGCCCGAATATCATGAATATGAATACCAATGCCACCTGCATATTTACTGATCTGAGCTGAATCTGTAACAGTTTTGAAAATACCTGTAATACTATCGTGTGTGCCAAGAAGAAAGCACGATGCCAACTGGGCACGAGGTGTTCCGGCATTGAAGAGTGTTGGTGTAGCGTGTGTGAAATATCGCAGACTCATATGTTCATATGTTTCCAGAGCTTCTTTAATATCATTTCCATGAATACCCAGGGCGACACGCATCCACATATGTTGTGGACGTTCTACGATTTTGCCATCAACTTTAAGAAGATATGAGCGTTCAAGTGTCTTAAATCCAAAGTAATCAAATAAAAAATCACGTTGATAATCAATAACTGAATTAAGTTTTGATTTGTGGGTTTTTACAATATCCCATAATTCTTGAGAAATAAGGGCATTCTGAATACCATGTACATCTTTGGCATTAAAGAGAAGTCCCATCGTTTCACTGAATGATGGTGAAGTATTTTTGTGATGATTACTAATAATAATACGAGAGGCTAGAAAACCATAATCTGGGTGAGTTGTTAAAAGGGATGCACACAATTGAGCTGCGAGTTCATCGAGCTCACTTGTTTTAACACCATCGTAAATTCTTGCACATACTTTCTGGGAAATTTCATCTGCGGATACACCTTTGAGATTTTGACATAAATTACGAATACGCCGCAATACTTTATCAAATGATATAGGTTCATACGTATTATCACGTTTTAATACTCTCATCATTTTTTGGGATATACTGATTTAATACTATATATGTTTTCTTCTTAAAACATTTTCAATTTTTGATGATGTTTATAAAAATAATTTAAATATATTTATTGACCACATAAGCTTGCCCATGGTATACCACAAGCTTGAGCATATGTACAAGCATATGTATTTGGTTGTCCTGAATATGTCGTATCATTATTATTCAAACTATTGAGATATTGTGGATATAATTGATCACATACTAATTTATTTGTTCCAGCACTTGTTGTTAATTGACTCATTTGGCCAACAATATTAGTTAATACTGTTTTATCTAAATTATCACCCATAGTTGCTTGAGATGAAGCAGATGTGTCAACTGCAATATATTGATTTGGTTGTCCAGGATTGACAATTCTTTGTCCATATGGATTTATTTGAGCAGCAGAAAAACCATTTGAATTATCTAAAACGGGTGCATTTGTTTTGGGATCTACTATTGAACGATTTGTTTGTAAGATTGTAGTATCTGGTACACATTGATATGCAAATAATGGAGCTTTTCCTGGTTGTTTTGTTACTGCATTTGTATATATTACATTAGATGCTGGAGTTGGCGCAAGTTTCCAAAATTCTGGACATAAATCACTATCATATGGAGATACGACTATCTTTTTATCCTCATATGTTATCAGTTGCCAAATAAGAATAATAAGTACAAATACAATTCCACCTGAAAATGTTAATGTTAATGGTTTATAATCAATTAAGAATAGTTTATTTGCAGTTACACTTAAAGCTGATAAAGCCATAATTGCCAATAGTATGCATCCATAAATTATACATATTACATATGAAAATTTAAAGAAGGCCGCTTTCTCATGACTTGCAGTTGCGGTTATTTCTGGGCTTGCGTCACTTGTACATGTAGTATTTTTATATTGTTGATAATATACCACTGCTTTTTTAATTAGATAAAATAATATAATAGCGGCTATTATACCAAAAACTATATTCATAGAAGGTATCCTATTGAAAATAGAGAATAAAAAATGTTTACATGAAAGAAGTAATTTCTAAGTTTTTAGTTCCTTTAAGTGTTAATAATGGAGAACGTTCAAGTGGCATTGGCAATGTACTAATATCAACTTTATATCTTTGATGTTGTAATAAATTACTTAATACTTCTGATACTGTCCAGTCAAGAACATATGTATTTAATACTCGCACTTGTCCTACACAATTTGTATCTTGATTTAGGGAATATTGATAATATATTGATCTCATAACTGCTTTTAATTCTTGGTCACTTTGACGACCAATTGTATATTTTCCATTTGATTCAGTATATACTCTATAACGAATTGCATCTTGTAAAGTATTAATATTAAATTCTGAAAAGAAAAGATCAGATACCGGGTTTCGTGTAAAATCTCCATGTATTGCCTCTCTGGCATAATCAGTATTTTTAACTGATGTTATTTGTTGATTGGGTAATTTAAATACTGGCATTGTTGATAATACATCTACACGACCATTAGGTGCTGCACCTGACGATAAAATAGCAGTTGATGATTGATCAATTGTAGCATAATTTGGGCTTAAACGGCTCATTGCTCTTCTCTATCTTTGATAGAATAATATATTTTCATTATAGAAGATACCATTAACGCATGAAAAATATCGAACAATTAGTCGATAAAAGTATTCAACTCATGGATATAGAATTTACAAAAAATGCCGACATTTCTGCCATTAAAACAGCATTAAAAAATCATTATGAAATTATGATATATAATATTACATCGATCGCA